ATAACTTGCGTAATACGCTCACAATCTTTTAAATCAGATGCATAATAAGGCACTACTAAATCTGTGGCTGGAATAAATTTAGATACTGGTCTTTCTAATAATTCATCGTAATAAACTTTTTTAAATGTAGATCCTGACAATGGTAAATAAAATAACATCTGATCTACATCGGTAGTGTATTCTTCCATTCTCTCCATTAACAAATAATTCATGTAATCTTTAACACGAACAGATTGTTGTTCTTTTTCTGGAGTTGGACTGCCTAGTATGTGAGATCTCACTGGACCATCGGAAGGAAGTAATTCTTTATAGGCCTGTGCTTGGAATTGTGTGCAAGCCTCACTTAACATAGGATGAGTTACACCTGATGCACCTTTGAACGGTCTGTTCATTGTGCTGTATTTAGTTCCTAATAAATCTAAACCTTTTGTGTAAGTGTCCGCCCAGTCTTTTCTAGAAGATCTATCTTTTTCGAATTCACCAACAAGATCCGAAGCTATTCTTGATAGAACATCATCATCTAATCTGTCAGCTAAATTTTCTGCAAAATTAAATTCTGGTTCCTGTTCCGTGGGCTCTTGTCCGTCCTCCGTGATTTCTATTTCAGTATCCACGGCAGATGGATCAAGCTGCTCCTCTTCGACAGAGATTTCCTCTGTTAACGGTTCATTTTTTTCTACGGCCACTTGTTATCCTTATTTTTTGATAACGTTTTTTTTCATGTTTAAAAGTTTTAATGCTCCTGGATAATCTTTTGCCTTACCTTTAAATCCTAAAAGTCCTACGACTTTTCTAGGTTTTCCTTTTTTGTTTATTGCACCACCAGATTTTGATTTTAGAGGAATCATTTCTTTTGCATTCATTCTTTCTCTTTGAAATTTTTTAATAGCATCTCTTAATCTACCTCTAGCATTTGGCACCTTACTCATATCAGCGCCACCACCTTTATCAGATTTTTTTTTCTTACCTTTTCCTTGACCTAATCTTCGTGCTGTTCCTGGAACGTTACTAGGAGTCTTTGGTGAGCCTCCAGATTTATAACCCATTCTCATCATGCCGCCACCCATTTTCTTTTGCATCATTCCGCCAGATTTTGCAGCGCCTGTTAATAATTCTTTTTTCTTTTCTGTAACTTTATCTAGAACTGGACTAGCAGTTTTCTTTTTTTTAAAAAATTTTTTAGCAGCAGCAGCTCCTAGTGCACCCATTGCAATTGCACCTAAAGCAGCTTTCATAGGTTTTACTTCTCCACCCATACGCATACCTTTTTTAGTACCACGTAAAAGTTTAAAGTCTTCACTATCAATTTTATTATTATTATTTTTATCTAATTTTTTTTGTTTACCTTTAAGCATAATATTTGTACTCCCTTTCAATTTTAAATTCATCAGCTTCATCCTGATAAGTTGTAACAAGACCGCCTTGACGGTATCTTAACATAGCTTGGGTCGTACTATCAACATAGTCATCATGCTGTCCGTTAGGAAATGCTGCGCACTCCTCAATAACCTCATGAGCCCAATTCTCATCTGGATACCATACCATACCACTTTCAAAAATTGGTGCAACTGCATTAGCTCTAGTAAATTTATCTCTACCTTTAGCGGGCACATAATCTAATACAGGTATACCCATTCGCCTTAGTTCCTGTATTAATGGCTGTCCTGAGGCTTTTGCTTCAATAATGATGCTTTCAGGCTCCCAGTATTGATGTAATTCGTAGGTTAAATTTTTTAAATCAGGAAAATCATATCTACCTTTTTGAGCATCTAAAAGAATCAAATTATCCTCATATCCTTCTTGAGGTTGAAAAACACCCCAAACAGTTATTGCTGAATAGTCAGCAGTTTCTTTTTTTGAGAAAGCAGTATCAAGACTCATAATAACATGTCTAAGATTAGGTAATCTTTCTGATGGCCATTCTTTCCACCACTCTCGTTTTAATATAGCTCCCTCTTCAGCTACAGGATTTTGCATGTACTGTGCATTCCAGTTTCTTACAGATATTGAGGCTTTAACTTTTTCTAATTCTTCTAGGTTCCAATATTCAGGCCATACAGGATTCCCACTTTCTAAGATGGCAGGAAATTCAATAATGTCCCATTTATCAGCTTTAGGTTCTTTTTGTGATTTAATGAGCCTTCCTGTTAAATCATCCGTTGCCCATCTTGTCATTACTAAAACAATAGATCCACCAGGTTGTAAACGTTGTCTTGGTCCAGAGCTGTACCAATCAAAAGCTCTCTCCATCGCACTGTCACTCATTGAGTCTTGTTCAGTATGTGGATCGTCAATAATAAGTAAGTCCGCCCCTCGTCCTGTGATAGAACCGCCTACACCCGCTGCAAAATATTCCCCACCATGATTGGTCTCCCAACGTCCTTTTGCCTTACTATCTTCTCTTAACTTAACATCTCCAAACACTTGTTTGTATTCTTTTGTGTCCATTAAATTTCTTACTTTACTACCGAACCTTGAAGCTAGTTCAGCGTTGTGTGATACCTGCATAATTTTTTTCTTTGGATACTTACCAATAAACCAGGCAGGAAATAAATAAGAAGCAAATTCTGATTTTGTATGCCTAGGAGGCATGTTGACTATGAGCCTTCCTAATCTTCCTTCAGCAATATCAGTAAATTGATTTGCAATTATTTGGTGGTGTCCATAATTACTAGGATCATTTGTTTCTCTGTGAATAAAGTCTGGCCACATTTCTTTTACAAAAATTAAAAAATTATCCTGGCACAACTTAACGTATTCAAGTTGTTTTTGTAAAATTCTATCTTTTAATTCATCATCAGTTAATATCTTGAAATCTGCCATTATTCGAACCTTACCATACGATTTAGGAATTGTGTACGTATATTCAACTTACATTTACAATGCTCAGATTTAATAACATTTTTTTTCGAATCGTGATTTTTTATTATTATTTTAGAATCCATTTTGCATTTTTTTCCGAGCCTTCTAATCGGTCCACGGTCCGTTGATTATTACTAGTGATAATCCATAAGTTATCGTTAGTAATATTCCGATAACAATTAATTATCACCAAGTAATTTTATAAAGTTTTTACGTATTTCTGGCCATGAACCACGCACAGGTGCAACGTAATCAGGCACAAGATCTCTCGGATCTTCAAAATTTTTTATTCTGTAGAATTTGAGCGCTCGCTGCGAGAGGGCCAAATCGCAGATCAGCATCACTCCACCATTGGATACATAAGTATTAATCCAGGCAACTTGCCACTTGGAAAGCTTCGGGTAACTGACCTTATCAGCTTTTAATTCTAACCAGAAGGATATGCCTTTGTATACTCCAAAGATGTCAGGAATACCGTTAACAGTTTTACTTTCTATTCTTGTGAAATGTATATTTTTCAAATATTTTTTTAACAGGTTCCACAGTTTTGTTTCGTTCTTTTGATCTGCCATTTGTATTACTTAGACCTTTCTTAATGACTGTCAGAATTTTAGGATTGTCTCTAAATATCTGACATAAATTATTTGACACAACATTGACTACGTTCTCTTCTTTATCATCATCCTCAAGTGCAGCGCCATCATCTTTTAAACCACCATACCAAATACTACAATGAATTAATTCATGTAAAATAGTATTAGCAAGATCAAAGTCAGATGAGTCTTTTGAGATCTTTATGTGATTGTGATCAGCCTGGTATTCACCATAACAATTATCTGAAAAATTTTTTTCATCAGTCACAGTAATCTTTACATTAGCATAACTAATTTTTACTTTTTTTGGTATTAATTTTAACAGTTCCGACATTGCTCTCTATTAAATGTGAGTTGTGAACTTTGTTAAAAACTTTAAAAAAGTCCTCGTCACTACAACTTAACTTCGATGGTTTTCGCATTGTGCCCATCGATTTTTTTCGATAGTTCCTCGAGTTTTTTCTCAAGTTCCTCACGACTCATTCCCTCCAGACCACTTACTCTTACTTCTTTTTTATCTACAAACATACCTGCTAATTGTCCAGATCTATATTCTGCAGTGATTGCAGCATTGTATTGATCTTTTTTGCTTGCAGCATTTGATAAATATTCTAATCGTTTATATCTTCTTAATCTATCTTTTTCAAAAATTGCAGTCTCTTCTGCTCTTCTTTTATCTAAGAACATAACTACATGAGGATTAATTTTTCTATTTGTTAATCTTGCACCAATTGCTGATGCAGATTTATCTGACATCTCTTTACCTGGATCACCATACACTTCTTTTACTATGTCTAATTTTTTCTTTTTTGTACCAATAGAATCAATTAGCGTCTCCACAAATAATCTTTGCTTCTCTGTAATATCATCTATTGTTAATTCGTGTTTTGGTTTTTGTCCCATATAAATTCTTCTAATAAGATTATACAGAAATTTCAATAATACATAAGTCCCAGTTCAAAATCGGATCACCAAGAAGTGTACCTAGGTACACCATAGGTACAGTATGAGGTACACTAGTAAATTGTCTTAAAGTATTGGTATAATTGATTAATATTGAATAGGTACAATAGGTACGTTACTTCTTAAAACTTTTTTATCTTTATTCTATTTTTCTGTAGAACCTATATAGAGAATTTTTTTCTTGCATAGTATTTGCAAATCACCTAAATTTAATTTTTTCATTAAAAACTTCACTTATGGTTAATGTTTATGTTTTGGATGTTAGGGGCGCAAGCCCCTACTCCATGCGACTCGGGTCTTGGACACACTCATGTCCAATTATGTACCCTGATCCGTTGTTCATGATCCATCGGTTGATTTCATCATGATACACGGCCCATAGATGCCTCTCAAACTCCATAAAGTCCCCACAGGCCCATAAGGTCATGGGTTCAGTAAATTCATGGTAAAAACGCACTAATTCGCCTTCTGGGGATATCACGTATAAAATTACAAAATGAACTATTTCGAGCATTGCAAATTCGTTTTTTTCTTATACACTTTAGATCTTCCTTTGGGTTTATGAAATGATAAATCTGAAACGGGCCTGGTAAGGGAGACTGAGCCAGGCCCTTTTTCTTTAATATATTTTAAAATTCTTGGTTTTAAAATAATATTATCAGGGCCCGATAAGATATTTTTAATTGTTTGTTCTTTCAACTTATCGAGCCCTTTTTTCATTATATGGCCTTCTTCCAGGATTCGTATTCTTCATCCTTAAATTTTACCTTTTGTAAATTTGGTAAAACTTTCTTGGCCTTGTAGTAACCATCGGTCCAATCCTCTTCCTCACCATCTGATGATATTAATAAAACACCAGGCGCTAAGTGTTGCATGATTGTAAGAACACCAATGACATAATCATCGTAGTATTTTCTAGCCGTTTTACAAAAACCAAAATATTGTTTTTTATCTTGGCCATCTGTATCCCAACTAGGTATCGCTGGCTTGAGTCTTGCCACGTGAAATGTTTCGTGGCCGTCTTCACCAATACCATTGAAAATTATTTCATCAGCGTTTATTCTTAACCTCTGGTCAGACTTAGGATCTTTATCGAGCACAGAAGCTTTTTTACAAAGTTCATTTGTTGCAGCTTCGATCATTTTCCACTCATGCTCTTTAAAGTTCCTGGTCTGCCTCCAGTAATGTGTGTATCCCATTTTAATTACCTCCTTCCTCTGGGTCTTCATCAAAATCATAACTCTCATTAATTTTGAATCTGTATTGTTTGACAAATCTACCGTAACCATCTTTAAATGTTACTGGTCCGTGGTCCATGGTAGCTGCTTCGTCTTTTATTATTACTTTACTTTCAAGCAAGTCATTACAGTATCTACCCACGGATCCTTCCAACTGTAACCACCTACCAGAATTTATTAACTCAAGTGCCTCTTTAGCCTCTTTAATTAACAT